GTTGTTAGATTCATCCATGACAACTCTAAATGCACTCAAACCACTATTAGCTTGTACTGAGTCTAAGAACGGATTGACGATATTCAAGAAACGATTCCTTGTTCCAGCAGTATTCTGTTCGAACAATAGGTATCTTGAAGATGAAGCAATAAATTTCTTCAATCTAATCAACAATCTACGTACATTTACTCTATCCAACGCTGATGGTTTAGCTTGTAAGGTCTTTTGACCCCAAACACAAACACCTTGACCTGGGAATGAAGCAATTGGGTTAACCCTATCTTCATAAAGGTCGTCACGTTCAGCATGAGTTAATCTTGTTTGAGCTTCAACTACAGTAGTCAAACCACCACGATTCAAACCAGCTGGTGCGAACCATTCATGTGATACTTGGTCTGTATAAGCAATTACACCAGGTAAAACAACTGAAGGCGGAACCCATACTGGTAACGAAGTACCAGAATCTACAATTTTTACCCAAGGGTAATATGTAGCTGCATAGTTTGTATCTAATGCTGATATACGACTTGTTATTGTAGCAATACTCTCACCATATATGGAAGCATCCATTACATAGAAAGCGTCACCACGTTCCTCAACCATATTCATAGCTCTTGAAGCAACTTTACTATGTAGACCATAAACAATACCAGGTGTTACAAGTAAGTTGATATCGAACTCATCAGGATTACTTACAGCGTTAATAGCTTTCTTATAAACTGTAGTTCCCATTGTAGTTGCGGATGAACAATTGAATCCCATAACATTAGCTGCGGTAATATTAGCTCCAGTATTTTTAACTGTGGCTGGATTCATACCATCAAATCCACCTTGGAATGGTAATGCAAATTTACGTTGACTAATATGTGAACCAGTCAATGTAATTTTATCAGAACCAGTAGCATATCCATTAGCACTCGAAGCACTAGCATGACCATACATATTTTCCAAAGACATAGTAGCGTTATTACCATTTCCAGCACTTATTGGTGTTGGATTTAAGTAAGCAACGTTATCATGAGCTTTACCATTACTATTATATTGAAAATAATAGTTAAAGTCAAATCCATATGGAATTGTAGTATCAAACTCTAAGTTTTCACTTGTTTGTGATGATACCAATTGAGCCGCATTAACGTGTGTAGTACCAGGTACTGTATTGGTTAATTTTCCATGACCCATTGGTACAACAGTCTTTGGTGCAAACTCAAGTCCAGAATAATCACTTATATAGATATTATTGGACATATTTGGCCAATCACCATTATAAGTAAGTTTACCATCTGAATCAATAGTTACATATCTATCACCAATAACTCTTGGTAAATAGTTAGTACTTGTTGCATCAAAGTTTAAGTTATGCCAAGATTCAATTAATGTACCATCATCAACTTTATGTACTGCCAAACTAAATGAACCATAGTCTGACCCAGCTATACTTCCAGCCGCTTTCACATTAGAAACGACACAATAAAAATCATCGTTTACATTTGAACCATGTGAACGAGTATTAACTTTAAATAAGTTAAAACGAGCTCCATTTATCATTTGTGATTGAACGGTTGGTGAGCTAGCATTAGAATAATCCGTACTTGCAAAATTAATGGTGTCAACAGAGGCTGAAACAGCTTCTGTACCTACCCAATTCAAAGATGATTGAGCATTTTTAAAGTTAGCATATAGATATACTGGAACAGTAGTACCACCAGCTCCTACGGAAGTCTGAGCATCATAACTAAATACATTTTCAATGTAGTTAGCACTTGATGTAGAAAATGATATAGTTGCAGTATAACCAGTGACATCACTACCACTAACAACAAGTGAAGAGTCATTAGTATTAATGTCTCCACCACTTATTGAACTAACTGATAAGTCACCAGCTCCACTATTTCCACCAGCGGATGGTGCAAGATAAGCGAGTGACATCGTTGCACTTGCTGAAATAGCGTACAATTTAATTATATCATTTGAATACCCATCATTTCCAAGAACTCTTACAATGG